CGATGCACCCATTAAGGTTTTTATCGACAAGTCCAACGATGAGGTCTGGGATCCGGTAGTGAAGAGCATGAAAAACACATCGCATCCCACCTAAAAAAGCGCCGCCCCGCTGCATTTCTTTAATCACAATCTGCCTCGCGGGTACGCAAGCCATTGCATACCCGCGAGGCAGCAGACAAGCGTAGCGCGTCAGTCGCCAGGCTTCAGCAGAGCGTAAGGGTTGAAGCGGATCACCTCTTCACCCAACCAGTCGTTAACATGCTTAAGCGCCTCCATCACGGGCGTCAGTTCGTTGATAGCGAATACCTTAGCGGCCTTCTCCACATCACCGAAGGAGCCCTTCTCGCCCGGCATGGCTCCCATCAGCTGCGGTGGAACGCGGTGCGCAGCCAGTACGTCATCCCGTGATGAGGCCTTCACGTTCACAAACTCGTCCTTGGCGGTGATCTGTTGGAAAGGCAGGATTTGCACACCATCCTTGCCGCCGTTCGGCGCGTACAGCACGATATTTTTAAACGCACCGCGCCCCTTCGATTCGGTCAGCATCTTCTGGATAGATTCAATGCTCTCACGATTGGCCTGAGCGGCCCCGATGTAGACGATACACCCAGCATGCGATCCGTTGTCGTAATAGAGTTTGCGGAACGTGTCTGCCGAGTGCGACAGGCTAGCCGACAATAGCCCCCCGATATACTCCGGCATACCATAGATCTCCTGGTTGATATCCGGGTTAAGAACATGGCAGATCGCCCCCGTTGGGAAGGCGTGCTCCGGATGGGCGCCATCAACAAACCAGTAGGTATCCAGATCTACGCCACGCCGGGTATATTTTGCCAGCGCATGACGCAGCGCCACTGGCATTCCCAACCGGTTACGCCAGCTCGAGATAGGCATTACCAAACACAAACCAGTCCAGCACAAACGCCGAGAAGGCCTGCCGGGACAGAAGCCGGTGCGGGATAAAACACCCCACCAGGACATTGCGCTTAAAATACAGCGCCGACTGGTGCCAAGAGGTTTGCCGTGCCGCGCGCGCCAGGCCGCTCAGTCCAATGGCGTCTCGAAATAGCGCCCGTTATCTGCACAATACATGTTATCGAGCAGATCCCAGCCGTTGGTCTGATACGGGCCGTCGAAAGTGAACGCACTCAACCCTGGCGCGTCACGCAACGCCTGTGCCATATCCTGCCCTGTGCCTCGGGATAGGTTCTTACTCCGTTTTTTCTTCATTGCCCTCAAAACTCCATTGCAAAACCTTCATCACCGCCCTGCTCTTGCCCCAGCGGCTCATTGATAACCGCCAGCATGGTTGCCCAGGCCAGATCGCCATGGCTGACGCCGCGGGTGCGGTCGGTGTCATAGGTAATGAACCCGCCGGGGTTTTTATCTTGCGCACCGAGTTGAATGCGTTGGTTAACGCCCGTTCGCCGCGGTCGTACTCCCAGCGCCCGGCACGGATCACCTGCAGCATCTTCAATACCAACGCCCTTTTAGAGGCAATATTGAAGGTGTAGGGAACAGCAGCCGGGAAAAACTTCTTCACCAGCTGGTACACGGCATCCCCGTTCCCCCGGTAACATCAATACCGATGTGCTGCACGTTGTACTTAAAGGTAAGATCTTCGATTACCCGCGCCTGCTCTTCGAACTCTAGCCCCTGCACCTGACGTGTTTCGACGGTACGAAATTTGCCGCCGGGCACGGCTGGCGGCACGGTGACCGACAACGCGCCGCTATCCCCGTTACCACTGCTGCCGTTGGCGTCATAGCCTACCCAGACCGCGCGGTTACCCATCGGGCGTGTTGCAAAGGGTTTCCAGTCTAACCAGTCGTCATAACCATCAACACCGCAGCCGATCAGGGCATTCAGGCTAAAGGCCGACTCCCCATCCCGCACGAAATCACACATGTAGAGGTTGCGAAATTCATCCTCTGTGTTTTCATCGTGAATCTCGTCGAGATCGGTATATTCCCAGCCATGATCGATAACATCCTGCAGTGTTACGATTTGCCGCCATATTTTATCCGGGCATAGCACACCGCTGTTCAGCGCGCGCCATGACACATCAAATGGCTGTCGTTTGGATTTTGGGCGCTTTTCATTCCAGCGGTCGCCCGTCCAGAACGGGTAGGCTTCATGCGTGTCACTCGAGGGGGTGGAAAAATAGGTTCGTGTTAACCCTGTGAGGGTAGCCATTGCCGCCGCCACCTTGCGCAGCTTGATGAAATTGCCGATCCAGAAAATTCATCAAACTTCAGGTTGCCGGTATAGGACTGCGCTGTTGCCGCGGACGTCCCCAAAAAATGCAGCTCGGCCCCATTGGACAAAATGATTTTGTCGCCGCCCTTTAGCTCGACATCCACCTCTTCTGCGGCCCGCTTGATAAATTCGCGGAACTGGTGCGCCTGACGCCGGGATGCGGACAGGAAAATCTGATTCCGCTGATAGGGGTATTTCACATCATCGCGCAGCGCTTCCAGTAGCGCCTCGCGCGCCATATACCAGGTCGCCCCAATCTGGCGCGACTTGAGGATCATTCGGTTACGCTGGCGGCGTTGCGCGTACCACCCCTGCTGGTGCCAGGCCAGCGACGCCAGGATTTTCTCCCGCAGCGCGGTGATCTGCGCCTCTGAAAAATGGTTCTTCAGCCTGCGCTTGCGGGGTTTGGTTCCGCCGGCCTCGGTAGCCTGATCGCCGCTGAGCTTTTTCAACTGCCGGGTAAGAAGATCGATCTCCTTAAAATCGCCCCCTCTTATTCTCCTTCTGGGTCAGCTGCACCAAGCGTGCATCCATCGACTGGCTAACCCGCTTTATCGGTGGTGTTTCGTCCCATTCATCACGTTTTTTCCAGGTGTACAGGGTGTTGACGTTGACCCCCATCAGGCGCGCGATCTCTGCCGGAGAATACCCCTGCCAAAAGAGCTGCTTAGCGCAGACGGATAAAAATTTCTTGCTCCATCACTCCCCCTATCGGTCATACTGGAGAGCTTACCCGCGCGCGATCCCAGCCCAGACTACTTTTAGTTCTCCCCGACTAACGACAACAAAACCACGTTGAGACAATGGGTTAGCCTTTGTCATGATGGTTGCATGTAGTCAAATGCAGGGCAATACATCATGGGACAGACCACCAAGCCAACCAGGAAAAAGTTCCGCGTCGCCGTCTCCGGCAATACCGTAGATGGGCGCGAAATCAGTAGTGAGCACCTCAAGGCTGCCGCAAAAAATTACAACCCTAACGTCTACGGCGCTCGCGTTAACGTGGAGCACTACCTTTCCCCCGTCCCCAGCAGTGATTTTGCTGCCATGGGAGATGTGATCGCCCTGAGCACAGAAGACATTACTGAGGGGCCATTAGCCGGGCGCACCGCACTCTTTGCCGAGATTGAGCCCACTGAGCGCATGAAGAAACTGGTGAGCGAAGGAAAGAAAGTCTATTCCAGCATTGAGCTACACCCACAATCAGGTGTGACCGATGGTCCCTACCTGATTGGTCTGGCAATGACTGACACTCCAGCCAGCCTGGGCACCGAACGCCTGAAGTTCACTGCCCAGCAACGCACCCAAGTGATGCAGTTCAACCAGCAACAAGGTGATGCCCCCCTCATTACCGAGGCTATCGAGGCTGAAATTATCGAACTGGCAACACAGCAGGCTGATGAAGGCAAGCAGTGGTTTGCGCGTGTAATGGGATTGATTGGCAAGGGGCGTCAGTCCGATAGCGAGCAGTTCAGCCAGGTACGCAACGCGGTGGAAAACGTCGCTCAGTCCCATGCCGATCTGCTCGACCGCTTCGGCAAGCTGGAGCAACAGCACCAGAGCGATACGAAGGCGATCGCCAAACTGACCACAGATCTCGCCACCCTGCACAAGCAGCTGCACGAGGATGCTAATCCGTCCATGCGCTTTACCGCCACGGGTGGCAGTGACAACCAGCAGTGGGACTTCTGATTCTAGCCAAGAGAGAGACAGCAAATGGCAATGGTATTAACCGCGCACACCCGCACCCAGCTCAATCAGTACATGCGCCATCAGGCGCAGCTGAATAGCGTCAGCGTTGAGACACTGGGCAAGCGCTATAGCGTCACCCCAGAAATTCAGCAGCGCATGGAGGCCGCCTCGAAAGAGAGCACCGAGTTCACCCAAAAAATCAATATCATCGGTGTGAACGACCAGGAAGGCGAGAAGATCATGGTCAATACCACTGGCCCGATCGCCCGCACCAATACAGCAGTGACGGCACCCAGCGCCGTAACCCGCTAACAGCTCACGATCTGGCCGCTACGCGCTACCGTTGCGAACAGGTTAACTACGACACCTATATCAGCTATCCGCAGTTGGATGCCTGGAGCGCCCAGCCCAATTTCCGCACGCTGGTTAACCAGCAGATTGCACGGCAGATTGCCCTTGATCGCATCATGATTGGCTTTAACGGTACCTCTCATGCTTTGGCTTCCAACTTCGCCAGTAATCAGTTACTTCAGGATGTCAATATCGGCTGGTTGCAACATATCCGAACGAAGGCTGCCGTACGCGTTATGTCAGGCGTGACCCTGACCGCACGTGATATGGATAACAAGGCCATTCACAAGGGTAAGTACGATAATGCAGACGCCCTGGTACAAGATGCACATTCATCCCTGCTGGATGAATGGCACAAGGACGCACCTGATTTGGTGGTCATTCTGGGGCGCGATCTGTTTAACAGCCTGCGCCTGCCGATGATTAACGCACTGAGTGGCACCAATCCCAACACGGAGTTGATGGCTGGCCAACTGATTATTTCGTCACGCATGATTGGCGGCCTACCTGTCTACCTGGCTCCGTTCTTCCCCAAGGATGCACTGCTGATCACCAGCTTCAACAACCTGTCTATCTACTACCAGCGTGGCTCCCTACGCCGTCTCATTCGTGAAGAGCCGGAGTACAACCGCATCGCTACCTACCAATCCACCAATGATGCGTATGTGGTGGAAGACTTTGGTAAATGCGCCCTGATCGAAGGGTTGAAGTTTGCCACGGAATAAGACCTGAGCCGGGTATTGGCACCCGGCCATTGTCATAACGAGGGGATAAACATGCTGACTCCAGCACAGGCGCATTTTCAGCGCGTAATGGCACAGCGTGCAGGGCTGTCTCCCGAGCAGGACAGTCCGGTCGAGCGCACGGCGCATGAACAGGTTTTACATATGCTTCGTCTGGCGCAGTCACGCCTGGGCGGTATTCAGTCACGCCAGACGAAAGCAGAGTTGAAAAAGGAGATCCTGCCGCAGTTCGCAGGCTGGATCGAGGGAACCCTGGAGGGTGACCGGGGGCGTCCTGATGAAGTCATCACCACATTAATGGTATGGGCGGTGGATTGCGGCGATTTAGCCCTGGCTCTACGTCTGGGGGACTATGTGATCCGTCATGGCTTGAGTCTGGCAGATAACTTCGGCCGCAATGCGGCGACAACCCTGACTGAGGAAATTTGTAATCCTGTTCTGACGCTGGCCACCACCCAGTCGGACGCTGATTTGCATGACGCTATTGCGCCGCTGGATACCCTGGCGAACCTCGTTGAGGGACAGGATATGCCTGACGAAGTTCGCGCCAAATTGTGCAAGGCTCGCGCCTTCGCACGCCGTGCCAACACCGATTCTGACAGCATGGCGCTATCGCTGGAACTGTTACGCACTGCAATGCAGCTTAATCCTCATGCTGGCGTAAAGCGTGAGATTGCCGCACTAACGCGCGCACTGAAAAAGGTGCCTGGCCAGCCGATTGTAGAGGAGGTGCCGCCAATGGCTCCTTCACGTAAAACAACGCGTACCAGCGTTGCCCGCAAAACTATAGGTAAAACCAAAAACGCTGGCAAAAAGAACACCTAACCGTCTCGACCCCCGTCGCAGGCGGCGCGGGTGACTATCTGGCCGGTATCTTTGGCCTTTTGGGTCGCCCGCCCACCGCCTGATTTTTTTGTGAGGCAAAGATGAGCGTTATTGCCAAGCCCGACGCAGTGCCCACTCAGCGTGATGTCCCAGACATCGACGATGGTGCAATCCAGGTAACCACAGATCCATTCTGGCCAGCCATCTCATTGCGTGATCTGCGCCTGGCCTGCCGGATATCTGGTCGCACCACAACAGCGCGCCTGTTGCATGCAGCAACCGAGGCCGTGATCCATGTCAGCGACGAACTGTCGCCCTGGGCGCAGCGGCAACAGGAGGCTGGGTTTACACAGTTAGGAGAAGTTCCTGCTCGCACGGTTAATGGTGAAAGCATCACGGTTTATCGTTATCGGCGAGCAGTTTACGCCATCACGCGAGCCCTAATTCTGGAGAGTATGCGCGATGTTGACACGACTGAGCACGGTGACCGCAAGGCGGATGCCTTGGAGCCGCAGGCAGATACCCTGTGGCGCGATGCCACGCTGGGCCATCGCCGACATTCAGGGTACCCAGCGTATCTATGCGGAGCTGTGGTAATGCGAGTAAAGGCACTTCAAGGGGACACCGTGGATCTGTTTGTGCTTCCGGCATACGGCAGTACCCAGGGTGTGACCGAGCAGGTTCTGGCAGCCAATCCGGGCTTGAGCCGCGCGCTTTTCCTGACCGCTGGGCAGGAAGTCGAAATGCCCGATCAACCCTCAATCAAACGCGGGAAATGATCCAGTTGTGGGATTAGGTATGTTCAGTCGACTGCATGACAGCATCACATTTTTTGCCGCCGCCATCGTGACAGGGATTGGCGTCATGACCATCAGTGAAAAAATTGCCCTCGCTGGCCTGTTGCTGGGTGTCATTTCCGGCTGGCGTGCCTGGTTGCACCGCGGTCGGATGGAGCGCGCCCAGAATCGACGCAATGAGCTGATCGCTCAGTTATTGCAGCAATCTCAACAGCACAACATGACGGATGAGGCACAGAAAATACTACAACAGGAGGCCGGGGACGATGCGCACACCCGTTAAACGTTATGCCGCTGCCGCTGTTGTCGCCATGGGGATTTCTATTACACCGGGGGCGCTACGTACCACTCCCGAAGCGCAGCAGAAGATCGCGGTCTGGGAGGACTGCCGTGCAACACCTTACCGGGATGGCGCAGGTGTCATGACCGTAGGATGCGGATCAACCAGCAAGGTGCAGAATCGCACTTATGGTACCAGCGAAGTGGCGGCCCGTTTTGTTACCGACATGCAGCATGCAGAAAACTGCATCCGGCAAAACTTCAGAGGGGATGTGATGCCGCAGTCAGCCTTTGAGGCAATGACTGATGCTGCTTTCAATCTGGGGTGTATCAACCTGATGTGGTATCGGGACAAACAGAGTCGGCGCCACCGCACCACTATCTGGCGTCATGCACAGGCGCAGCAATGGCCGGCCATGTGTAACCGGCTGACCGATTTTGTTAACAGCGGCGGCCAGCCTGTTCAGGGATTGATTAATCGGCGCGCTGATTTTAAAGCCTGGTGTCTGCGTGACTTGGCGGAGGTGCCATGAGAAACAGCCTGATCCTGGTCTGTCTACTGGTGCTGGCCACCGCCGCCTTCACCTGGCAAACCTACCAGCGCGGAAAACAGCAGGGCCAGAGCGAGGAGCAACGCAAGGTGGTTGCCGATAGTGCCGCCCTGCTGCAGGAGGTGCGCAATACCGCCGCTGATGCCCGCAATGTCCTGGCACAAATCCAGGCCACTGCGCAGCAACGCAATACTCAGGGGGAAGAACGCCGTGAAGCGATACGCGCTGATCTTAAAAATGATACGTGCGCCAGCACTGCTGTGCCTGATCGGGTGGTTGACCGCCTGCGTCAGCACGCCGCCCGCGCCACCGGCGAAGATCCTGTGCGAGCCCACGCCGCCCAGCCTGACCACCCCAACGCCAACGCCACCGCTCCCGGTACGCGTGACATGGGGACGCCTCGCCACCTGGGGGGATAGTCTGCTGGACGCCCTTGAGGCCTGTAACGCCGACAAGGCAGGGATCGCCACTCTGGAACAACGTCGTCAGCAACGATTAAACACGCCCACCAGGCCATAAGATGGGAGGCCACAATGTTCAAACTGGATAGCCTGCGGCGCACCCTGACTCATACCAGCCAGTGGTGTCGTGCCAACCCGGAGAGGTTCACCGTCTTTGCCGAAGAGGGCGGTATCGAAATCAGGGGAAAAACCCTCTCCTTTGCCTATCACTACAAGGCGGTGATTTTCGTCATGGATTACACCGCCGATATCGATCGTCTGGTCGTACCGCTCATAAGCTGGCTGTTTGCCAGTCAGCCCGATCTCCTGCTGAACCCGGAGAAGAGCAAGGCGTTTAAATTTAAGACAAACCCAAATGACGACGACAGTGTCGATCTGCTGTTTGAGTTCCCACTTTACGAACGGGTAAAGGTCTCCCTCGATCCTGCAGGCCAACTCATTACCGAGCATCTGCCTGAGCCGCCCTTCCCTGTGGATGACACAGCGGAACACTGGCAGACCCTGATTGACGATGTAACCTGGAGCGCCACCAATGAATGACCGACAGTTTCAGACTCTGGACGGTATTATCGCCGAGATTGTGGGCGCCATGACAACCGCCGAACGGGCTAGGCTCGCCCGCGCCGCCGGACAGCAAATCCGACGCGGCCAGCAGCGCCATATTGCCGCGCAGAAAAATCCGGATGGATCCACGTATACACCGCGTGGGCGCCGCATTCGCCGTACTCAGCAGGGGATTAAATTCCTGTGGAATGATCAGGTTCGCACCCTGAGAAACTGGCATCACGGCATTGGCCGCCACGGTGCCACCATTACCGGCTTTGATATCGAGCGCAATGACATTCGCACCTTCTTTCGCAGCGATATTGAGCGTTATCTGGAAATCAAGACGCGAACGACTCGGGGCAACACAGCCAAAAGCAAGGCCAATACCATGTTCCAGAAACTCCGTGCCGCCCGTTTTCTGAAAATGCAGGCCACGCCGCAAGGCGTCACCGTAGGCTATCAGGGGCGCGCGGCGCGCATTGCCCGCGTTCACCAGTTTGGTCTGCGTGATCAGGTGGGGGCTGGCGTGATGGCACAGTACCCCGCACGCGAGCTGCTGGGGCTGACACCACGGGATGAGCGTCAGCTCACCGACATCATCATGCAGCACCTGGGAGAGCATCGCCCATGAGTGCCGAGCTGTATCGCCTGCTGGAGAATATCCTCCGCGTCGGGGTGGTCGCTGAGGTCGATACCAAAAACTGGATGGTGCGGGTACGCAGTGGCGACTTGTTAACCGGCTGGTTACGCTGGAATACCGCCCGCGCCGGCGCCTTCAAACTATGGCTACCGCCAGCAGTGGGTGAGCAGGTCGCTATCGGCTGTATGGGGGGTAACCCGGAAACGGCGATGATCATCGGCAGTCTCTACAGCGCGGGTAATCCCGCACCAGGACAAACGGGACAGGAAGCGGTATTGACCGCCCCCGACGGTGCCACATTCCGCTATGACGCCGCCGCGGGCGCACTGGAAGCTACCGGGATTAAAACCGCCGATATCTACGCCTCTATCGGGATCACACTGCATACCCCCAAGGTAACCTGCACCCAGCATCTGGAAACCGCCACTCTCTCTGTGACTAAAGGCGGCGAGATGCGGGGTGATTTCACGCACAGTGGCGGAAAATTCACATCCAATGGCGTGCAGGTTGACACCCATAGCCATGGCGGTGTGCAAAGTGGTGGTAGCTGGACGGAGGGCACCCAATGACAGCACGTTACACCGGTATGGATCCGCGCGGCCCTGGCACACTCAGTGATGCCAACCAGCTACAGGCAGCCATCCAGGACATCGTCATTACCCCACTGGGCTCCCGCGTCATGCGCCGCGACTATGGCAGTCTTGTGCCAGACCTACTGGATAGTCCACAGAATGCGACAACACGCCTTCAATGCATGAGTGCCGCAGTGATTGCCCTCACACGCTGGGAACCACGCATTGCCATCAGGAATATTGATCTTCGCTATACCGGCGGAGCGCGGGCCGAACTAACACTGGATTGCATCATTATCGAAAACATGCAGCCCGCCCGTTTCACGGCCGAACTGTAAGGAGCACTCATGCCTACTGTCGATTTATCCCAACTCCCACAACCCCAAATCATTGAGGTGCTGGATTTTGAGACCATCCTGACGGAGGTAAAGCAGGTGATGCTGAGCGCCTTCCCTGAAGAGCAACGCCCAGCGATTGCGGCAGCCATGCGTCTGGAGTCCGAGCCGCTGAATGCCATCGCGCAGACCATCGCTTACCGTGAAATGCTACTACGCCAACGTATCAATGAGGCTGCCGCTGCTTGCATGTTAAGTCACTCAGCGGGCACCGATCTGGATAATTTGGCAGCCAATAATGATACTCGTCGCTTGCTCATTCAGGCGGCAACCGAGACGGCAGACGCAATCTACGAAAGTGATACAGCATTACGCCTGCGCGCACAGGCGGCCTTTGAAGGATTAAGCGTGGCGGGCCCGACAGGTGCTTATGAGTTCTTTGCCCGCAGCGCGAGCGGTCAGGTTGCCGATGCCCGGGCGACCAGTCCACACCCCGCCGAGGTGGTTGTGGCCATTTTGCCCTTTGGTGAGCAGGGAACCGCGTCACCTGAGTTGCTGGAGATCGTACGCACCGCCTTGTCGGCTGAGCACATCCGCCCCGTGGGGGATCGGTTAACCGTTAAAAGTGCTGAGCTGGTGCGCTACCAGATTCAGGCACGCCTGTTTTTCTATCCCGGCCCCGAGTCGGAACCCATTCAGAATGCAGCAGAGCAGGCCCTGCAACGTTGGCTACTCGAGCAACGGAGAATCGGCCGCAATGTGGCACGCTCCGCCATCATGGCTGCGCTCCATGTACAGGGCGTGCAGCGTATTGAGCTGGTGTCACCTGCAACCGATCTCGAAATAACCGACACCCAGGTCGCCTGGTGCGATAACGTCGTATTGAGCAAAGGGGGCACCGATGAGTGACAGCTTGCTGCCTCCTTCCGCCGGTGAATTTATGCGCTGTATTGAGCGCGCCGAAACCGGCATTGAGCAGATCCCTGTGCCACTCAACACATTATGGGATCCTGACCATTGTCCCGCCCCGCTTCTGCCCTACCTGGCCTGGGCGCGTTCAGTCAACCGCTGGGATAAAAACTGGCCAGAGCAGACCAAGCGTGCCGTGATCCGCGCCTCCTGGAAAATACATCGGCACAAGGGAACCATCTACGCGCTACGTCAGGCTGTAGAGCCGTTTGGCTATTTACTGAAGGTTAACGAGTGGTGGCAAACAGGCGGGCCGCGAGGCACGTTCAGCCTAGAGATTGGGATACAGGAGCAGGGGATCACCGACGAGACCCGTCGCGAGCTAGAGCGCCTGATTGACGATGCCAAACCACGCAGCCGCCACCTAACCGGGATCGCGCTCTCTCTTCAGTCTACGGGCACCATCACGATCGGTGCTGGCCATTTCTACGGAGACACGCTGACCGTTTACCCTTACCTGCCAGAAGTTATTACAGCGGGTGGGAACAGCAATACGGGCGCTATCGTTCACTTAATTGACACCATGGAGCTTTATCATGGCGAGTAAATATCTTGCGATTCTAACCAATATTGGCGCAGCTAAGCTGGCTAATGCTGCTGCACTCGGTAACAAGTTGGAGATCACCCAGATGGCCATCGGAGATGGCAATGGCATGCTCCCCACCCCCGATCCGGCGCAAACGGTATTGGTACGTGAAGTTCGGCGCGCGCCAGTTAATTCACTGACCATTGACCCGAAAAACCCCAGCCAGATTATTGCAGAGCAGGTGCTCCCGGAAGATGTCGGGGGGTGGTGGATCCGTGAAGCAGCGCTGCTGGACAAAGACGGCAATATGATTGCTATCGCCAATTGCCCCGAAACCTATAAGCCACGACTTCAGGAGGGCAGCGGTCGGGTGCAGGTCATTCGTATTGTGCTGATCGTATCCAGTAGCGACGCCATCACGTTGAAGATTGATCCCGCTATCGTGCTGGCGACACGCCAGTATGCCGATGAGAAAGCCATCGAGGTACGAGGATATGTTGATAGCCAGCTCCAGGTACACGAACGTTCGCGCAACCATCCCGACGCGACAACAACAGCCAAAGGCTTTGTGCAACTAAGTAGTGATGACAACAGTGCCGATGAGCGCAAAGCTGCAACGCCCGCAGCTGTAAAAAAAGTCAGAGATTTGGCGGAGGCCAAAGCTCCGATTAATAGCCCGGCGCTTACGGGTGAACCGACTGCGCCCACACCGCCCAAGACGGATAACAGCAAGAGGCTTTCAACAACAGCTCACGTTAAAGCCGCTCTTGCCGACTATGCGCCATTAAACAGCCCGGTGCTCACGGGGAGCCCAACCACCCCCACACCACCGGCATCAGCTCGAGGGCGTGAGCTTGTTAATGCGGAATTTGTTGCAGGGAAAATTGCTGCACTTATTGGCTCAGCCCCAGGCGTAATGGATACGCTACAAGAGATCGCCGCCGCTCTGAACAACAACCCGAATTTTGCCAATGAGATTATCCGGCAACTATCAGGGAAACAGCCACTGAACGCTACCCTGACAGCGCTCAGCGGAAAAAATGTCGCCCAGCTTCTTGAATACCTTGGTTTGCGAGAAACTATCAATCTGGCAAAGGATGCATGTTCAAAGAGAGTTGTTAAAACGATTCGTAATGGTGAATTGTTAGCGAGCTACACGACTCCAGGGTTTTACAGTATTTCTATTGATGATGCGAGCACTGTTGATGATTTCCCCAATGTTCACGGAACTCCAATTTATAGCTATGGAGTGATGATAGTTATCAAAAATGATAACACCATTGAACAGTTATTTATTAGTCATAAGGGTCATGTTGCGACAAGACAGACCTGGTATGGGGCAGACCGTTATGAGATGTGGGTGGTCCAATATAGCAGCGTCAATAAACCGACGCATCCTGAGTTAGGATTGGGTGATTCAGCTTCAAAAAACATTGGCTCGGCTACGGGAACTGTAGCGGCAGGGGATGATATCAGGTTTAATCACGCAATCGGGATTTCCCAATCATATCAGGTCATGACATCTTCACGAAAAATAGGCATCACGTATATAAATACTCAGACTAGACCGATATTTGTAAAAGTAAAGGCTCGCATTGATGCCAATGCTGAAATATCCATAAATGTAGATGGTGTCCAGGCTGCGGGTGGTGACGCGGCAAACGTGACTGGCGCTATTCAATGGGTTTATCCCAGTGCCATAGTGCCACCAGGCTCTTCATATATTGCTTCAATTGCCAAAGGCTGGGGAGAGCTAATAGAGTGGGTGGAGTTACGATGAAATATTTTAAAGACAGCAATAATGTTATATACGCTTATGATGCTGATGGCTCACAGGATGAATACATCAAAGATGGCCTGATTCATATTTCAGAGGATGAAGCGATGTCCATCGTTAATCCACCACCAACAAAAGAGGATTTAATAAGAGAGGCGGCGCTTAAAAAAACATCTCTACTAGCTGAAATCGATACAGTCACAAAGTTATGGCAAACTCAATTAGCCCTAAACATTATTCTTGACTCAGATAAAGAAAAGCTCAAAGAATGGATGCGCTACGCACAATCTGTGGCAGCGGTTGACCCAGATAGCCTGCCTGAGTCATGGCCGGTAAAACCATCAGTATAAAACCTACGCCCGCAATAATGCGGGCGCTCTGTTATTCAGGCATGGATGGGAATATTGCAGGCAATTGCGTTGTATCTACCCGATTGATGCCAACGCGGAATTTTTTCCAAGCCTTTAGCCTTGCCTCCTCTTCTGGTGTCGCTACGCCAATATCGACGGCGTCCTGCAATGGGGCAATGGCCTTCGCAGCATCGGCCAGCAAGCGCTGTTTCTTCTGTTCCGCCTGGACCGTCAGTTCGCCGGTGGTGTACGTCCGAGGGATGATGCTCCCATCAACAAACTGCCATCCACCATCACCATCCGCTCCATTGGGTAATGAGGCCATTTCGACAACACTTCCACCATCGGGACAAATTGCACTGGCATCTTTATTAATGGCGCAAATCTCCCCATCGGGGAGATATTTCACTTTGAAAGTATTTGGCTGAAATTGTGCTATTGCTTGATACCAGTCTCGCCCTAATTCATCATGCCAAAAAAAAGCCTCAAACAGCTCGGCAATTTCTTTTTCCTCGCCACTCTCTGGCTCATATCGGGTTAGATTTTTCAAATGTAACATTATAGACCACCTACGTTATACCATGTGCCGTTAATAAATTTTTGGAGTGCCCGGCGGTAAATTTGGTCTGGGAATTCATCGCGGTTGTCATTTGCCACCCCGGTTATCACATATGGTGGCTGATCATTGTATCCTGGGCCATTCCACATCCAGACGCTCTCTTTAGTTGAGAAACGAATATCTTGCACTGTTTTCGTAGCAGGCATTAGCTCTATCCAACCGTTTTCAAATCCGGCACGATCACGCGCAGAACGGTAAGCAATGCCACCATTGCGATAATTCACCTTAAATTGTACTGCTGGGCAACTTCCTACCCCCATATTGAAATGAAGGATTAGGCATGATGCTCCTGGAACATTCGCCTGGTACACCCCACTAGGAGCATTCCATGCAACGCCTGTATCAGATACAGCAGTATCACCGGTTTTTCCTAATGCAAAAGCAGGTTGTGGATTGCGTGTGTTATAGTCACGACGCCAGCCTGGCGAATAATCGCTACCGTGATTGATATAGGTGAATTGGGCATTATTAGAAATCGTTGTCGTCGGTGTGGTAATTCTAACCGTCATTGCTGACCGATTTCCCATAACCTCAATTACACAACCAGCCAACTGAATGTCACCACACCCAGTATCAGTAATTACTTTATTGTTGCCATATGACCAGGAGCACTTGCACATCCAGTATGGGTGATCAAATGCAAACTTAGAGGTCAACCATTCAATAAATTGCGCTGTAGTCCAATTACCTGCTCCAGTGCTTATCGATTCACCGAATGCGCGTCCCGCCCCAATGGCTTGTGTAAATTTATCTTTATTGGGGATGTCTGCACCATTCTGTTCTTTCTGTAGCGCACCTGCGGCCTGATTGATAGTTTCTCGCAAACCAAGGTTTTTGGAAAAGCGGCAACACATAGCGAAACCTGCAAGAATCCTCCCTCTGCGAAATAGAGGAGGAGAATTGATGGCCGTCATTGGTTATATCCGCGTATCAACAATCGACCAGAACAGCGATTTACAGCGTAATGCCCTCACAAGCGCAAACTGTGACCGCATTTTTGAAGACCGTATGAGTGGGAGAGTTGCCAGCCGCCCCGGTTTGAAACGCGCTTTAAAGTGCGTTAATAGCGGAGACACTCTAGTCGTGTGGAAACTGGACAGGCTAGGGCGCAGCGTTAAGAACCTGATCGCACTGATATCGGAGTTACATGAACGCGGTGCCCACTTCCGCTCTTTAACAGACAGTATTGATACTAGCACTGCCATGGGGCGTTTCTTTTTTCATGTTATGTCGGCACTGGCGGAGATGGAACGTGAGCTGATCATCGAACGAACACTGGCCGGGTTGGCAGCAGCCAGAGCACAGGGACGCATAGGTGGAAGGCCTAACGCATTAACGCCGCATGAGCGGGAACAGATTGGGCGGCTATTGGCTAAGGGACATACTCGCCAGCAGCTGGCCATTATCTACGGGGTGGGGGTATCGACGCTCTACCGGTATTTTCCGGTTAATAGTCAGAGAAAGGATGACACGGTAGGATTGTAATTCTTTTTCCAATATTGAAGTGCCGCAGTAATACTATTTATTGCACGGCACTTCACTTGCTAAATCAACACTCAAAGATAATCACATTCCAAAATACCAATATCATCTTAGTTAGCATCCTAACAAATAATTAGATAAATAATGCACCCTATCTGATTAATACGCAAGCAGAATAAGGTGGGGCGCAAATGAGTTTTTAAGAGTATTAATTTATCGATGGCTATATGTTTTGTTGAAAATAAAAAAAGCATCAATTATGAGTATTGGCAATTTAATATTTAATATATGCTTCGTATGTACGAAAGGGGAAATGCTTCCTGTAAACTTGTCAAACTTGCCGCTGCATTGCAGCGGCTTTTTTGCTCCCCTACTTAAAAAGCGCATGAAGTGAACGATTAACATCGTTGTATATAGTGTTAGCCTTGCTTCTTAGATCCGGCAACAAATCACCAATAGATGATACCTGTAGGCGCTCCCGAACATCCTCGTCACAGCGCTGGAGATCAAGGTTAAACTCAATCTTCCGGGCTTTCCCGTACTGATCCAGTTCAGAACGGGTCAACCTCACCCCTGTGAGCACATACATACCATACACCTGCCCCACGCCATCAATCAGCGGCCAGGCCCGCCCCGTGTAGGCCTGCGTGGTCAGTATCGTCAGCGACGGTTCACCCCCGGTGATCTCCGGGTACAGCACACCAGACAACGAAATCTGATCTTCACCACTACCGATATACTGCCAACTGGCAGAATGGTTGATACGCTCATTTTTCACATGCCGCCAGGATTTACTCTGCTGCAACTGCTGATGGGGTAACGTCCTGAGCTCAAAAACAAACATTCCAAAAATCATCATCATGGTGATACCTCATTAGTCTGCATCTCGATAGCTCCCACGTCTGGCTCGCGCCTGCTTCTCAAGTTCAACCCTGACCGCCTCACCTACCATTTTCGCCAATGTTTGCGGATTCTGAGTAGTCACACCATGCAAATGCACATGAATATCACCAATTGAAACGCTGTCATTTTGAACCGATGACATGGCCGGGGCCGCAGTTTTCGTTAGCGTGCCAACAGGGGCCAAAGAGGGCGCCGTGCGAACCTCCGCAACCGCAGGAATACCGGGCAGCGCTGCGCGTCCGCCAGACAGCATTCCGCTTGTTGGCTCCCTCCACTCGCCACGCACCGCTAACGCCCGTGGTAGGTTTCTGAACACGATATCCCCCGGCCCAATCCGCTTGCGGGTTTCCTTCAGCATGTCGCCGGTATTGTTGGCTATCCGGTTCAGCACGCCATGACTGCTCAGCGCTTCAAAACCAGCGCCAGGCACGACAGGGATGGGCTTGGGCGTCTGGGGAGACTCTTTTGGCGCAATGGCATCAACCGTTGCCAGGAGCGCATTAGCCTTCCCTTTCAGCAAGGACTGCGCCTGCAGTTCCTCTGCCTTTTGCCGTGCTCGCTCAATACCATCGGGGATCATATCCAGTTTTTCCAGGATCCAACCCAAAGCATCCATAAGTGCCGTTGCGGGAGTTAATAGTGCCTGAAGCGCTGCACCCACTACGCGACCAAAGGTCTCGCCCGCCGAAGTACATTTCTCCAGAGTATCCCTACTGGCATTCACAGGTTCAAAGAGATGAGTGAACCACTCCCATACAAACTTGATCGCATCCCCGATGCCAGAAAACAGAGGGGTAAACGGTTCAAATGCTGCACGAATGGGGGCGATCCCCGCCATCATCCCAGTGATAAACCCATCGAAAAATACCTTGATGGGTTCCCAGTATTTCCAAACCAGTACACCTGCAGCCACGAACGCCGCTGCCAGCAGGCCTATGGGGCTCAACAGGAGGGAAATGGCGCCGCTCAGCAGAGAAACACCTGTTGTAATCATGCTCCACAAGGTTGGCAACCCGGTTAACCGCAGCAATAGCGAGCCAATTCCTCGCCCCAGTGACAGTAATGCACCGCCCGGTGAGAGAAACGCACCAACCAGCAGGCTTCGCAATGCAGGTAATACGCTCCCCAAACGCCCCAGACCACCGGTCACCTGGCGCAGAACAGCCGACCAGCCACGAAGTCCACCTAATGGGCCACGGACAACCTTCGCCAGCCGGGAGAAGATTGGGAGTGCCCTCCCCAGACCTTTGGTCCCCATCAGGAGCGAGAAACCCAATTGAAGTTTGGCAACAGGCCCAATCAATACACCCACTGCCAGTGATAACGCCCCCATGGCTGCCGTCAACGCCAACAGACTGCCACCCAGTACCAGTACCGTTCGTGCAAGAGTGGGGTTGGCCTTCGTCCAATCGGATACCCGCGTAATCACATCGCTGAGTTGTTGTGTCAGCTTGCGCAACCCACCGTCAATCACCTCTTCAATCTGTATACGCAGCCCCTCCCAGGCACTGCTGAGGTTATCCAGATCCCCTCCAAGGTTATCGGCCATCACCCGGGCGACCTTTCCAGCCTCACCTCGTGCCGCCTCAAGCTCTTTCAGTAAAGCCTGCAAGTTCCCTTTGCCGGCAGCATCGACAAGAGTTTGCAATGAAGTGAAGGCCTCTTCCCCCGCAATATCCTTGAAGAAAGAAGCCTGCGCGGTGTTACTGTATTTCCTGGTTGCGTTATACAGATCGAGCAGTACATCAGTAATCGGCCGCATTTTCCCCTGAGCATCAGCGGCTGATACGCCCAATTCTTTAAGTGCGGTCCTGGCCTTGTCGGTGGGCGCTGCCAGGCGCCCCAGTGTCGCCCGCAACCCTGTCCCGGCCATGCTTCCACGGATCCCCTGTTGGGCCAAGATGCCCACCAGGGCGGCCGTCTCTTCAACACTAATCCCAAGTTTCTCTGCACCAACACCGGCATACGTCATCGCCTCACCAATACCACGCAAATCGGTATTGGTACGCGTGAATGTTGCCGTTAGCACATCGCTGACGCGATTCATTTCCGTTGGATTGAGATTAAATTGCGATAAGACGTTAGAGCCGATATCCGCACTCTCGCCCAACTCCATACCACCGGCTAGCGCCATGTTTAATACGCCAGGCAATGCAGCTCTAATAGCCTGAGGAGTAAAACCCGCCATAGCCAGAAACGCCTGACCGTTGGCGGCATCGCTGGCAGAAAAGGCGGTCTCCGCGCCTAGTTTCTTGGCCTGCTCCCGCAGCGCAGCAAACTGTGGGTTGTCCTTGTCGATGCGCGTCAGCGACTGAACGCGCGCCATCTTCTGGTCAAAGCCCACCGCTGGAGCCAGAAAACGCCCTGTCCCATATCCCGCCGCTGTGGCAGCGCCTATCGCCATGGCTCCACGACCACGTAATCGCCCAGCCAACTGCTGCGCCCGCTCATAACGCTGCCGAGCACGAGTCACTGCAGTCAGTATCTGTTGCTCACGCGCCAGTTGCCGGTTGTATTGTTCGGTACGCCTGATGGCGCTCTCGATTGTGCGATCACCGCCAGCCAGGGATATCCCGTGCCGGGTCATGGCTCGTGTCGCCTCTCGTAACCGCTCTTTCTCTCGCGCCCTGACTTCATTCAACCGCTCAAGACGGGTGGCAAGAGATGCCATCAGGGTCTGCTGATTTTCGGTCAGGATGGCGCCACTACGCTGCACAGCCTGAAGGCCACTCAGCTCACGTTGCGCTTTCTGGATCTGCGTATTGGTTTTTGCAAATGCATCCCGCAATCGGGAAAAGGATTTCGCCTGGGGTACCAGGTTTTTGATATTAGCCTGAGTCCGCTTCAGGGACTCGGCCAGGGCGCCCGCCGAACGGCGGGCTGTCATAGCAGGTCGGGTAAGTTTGTCGATCGCGCTAAAGGCGACACGAATATCAAGGGTTGTCATCGCGGGCACCGCTTCGTTGCGCCGCCCGCTCACGCCAGGCAATCATGTCATCCAGCGTCATCGTGAAGATATCAGCAGGCGACCAGTTAAATACCGTGGCAATATCAGCAACCATGTCCTCGACATGGTCAAACTGCGCTATGGCAATCAGGCTTCCATCGCCGCCTTTTTCGCATCGCCAAAGGGCGTTGGCGCTAAAAATCAGCAGCCATCACACATAGCGCCATAAAGTCCCCGGTAGCTAGTTCATCCAACTCCTGTTTATTCAGGCTTGGTGACAGTACACGGGATAGCCAGATTTTCATGGCATCCGCTTTCATGCTAGCCAGGTCGGCAACAGACAGGCCACGCAGGGATCCTGACTGGCCAGCCACTGCGCTAATTTCAACATGTGTGATACACCCCTCTTTCCGTTCAATCGGTTTTGATAGTGTCAACTCTCGCACCAAACGGACAGGTGAGGCATCAGGCAGGCTATCCCGCACCTTCTCCATCGGCATATCGGCAGTAGACAATCTGCTCTCTACGGTGGCGTTCTCTGCATTCATGGTTTGCTCTTTCATGGCGATAATACTCCGGGCGGCATAGTAGGCCGCCCCTATTGATAATGGTTAGCCCAGACCCAGCGCGGAACGGATGCGATCCGGCACAATGTCCTTGCCATCTTTCCGATAGATGAAGTTCAGCAAGTCAAACTCAAACAGCGGCTTATCATCGATGGAAGCTTGTAATACGTATTCTTAAGACTGAAGGAGTGCGAGGTTGTCTCGCCCTGCTTTGTCTCCCCATATCGATCTCGGTGATGCGGCCGCGCATTTCAACCTCACATGCCTGGCTCCCACCTTCATCGTCATACAGCCAGCCGACGAAACGTAATGCGGTGTGACTCATATCGCCGCCATACTCCAGCAGCGCCTCTCTCACCACGCCACCCAAGACCATGGTGGCATCCAATGCCCCATCGTCTAGGCCAAGATCAATGGCTACGCTCCCATCATGCCACCTCCCCGGAAGTTCTCTGTTTTGCGGCTCAGCTTGGGTAACGTGACCGACGTAACCTTGCCGATTTCGTTTTTACCGTTCACAAAGCAGGTGAACAGTCGGACTACATGTGGAATAGCCATTTATGCCCCTCCCAGTGATGCGAACGCCGGCCCAATAAACTCGTCCGTGAAGGTCTGGGTGAACTCCAGATCTTCCAACGGCGGCACCGGCGTGTACTTGTACTGGATGCGTACTCGCCCCTGGCGGATCTCGGTCGTCGGGTTCTCCACAATATCGAACCAGCAGCTGGCACCCAGCAGGCGCCCGGCGGTGACAAGCTGGTTTAGTTTGGCACGTAACCCACTCAAGACATCTTTGACGTTGGTGGGGGTTAGCGGTTCATCAATCGCTTCAAACTGAGCCTCTGCCACGGTATCCGCCAGAACCTGACTGGTACGGGTATAAACCTCAAAAATATAGGCGTTAGTATCCGTGCTGCGGTTACCCCAAAAGCGGAAGCCGTTACGCTTGATGAGCGTGGTGATCTCTTTGTTGTTCAGGTTATTGGCATCACTATCGTCAGCCTGAAGCGCCCAAAAAACCTGCTTGGAGATCCCCAGTACATTTTTCACGGGCACATTGGACAGTGATTTGTGCCACCCTTGCTCATGGTCAATCAGCGCGCGCAGACCGCAGGCATAGGCTGGCGCCGGGAACACTTCGTTTTGACCGGATGCGGGTTATAGGCAATGAAGTCCGGCCAGATGAGCATGAGCTCGCGGTAGGCGAATTTTGCGCGGTAGGCAATCGCCTCCGCCATCGTGTTACAGCCATGGCAGCTGGCATACACAAATGCCCGCAGCTTGCCGGCGATCACACATAGCGATGAGGTAACCGCCTCTGAGTCCAGATCCGGCGCCGCCAGGATGCGAGGTCGATAACCGATATGCTCATCCTGCTCGGCAACGAGAAAACGCGTACATTCCGGTATAGCTGCCATCGGACTCAGTACCACCCACGACTAGTTGATCCTGGGTTTACTCCCATCCTCGCTTTTTGCAGCTGGGACGCGCACCACGATAACCTTGGTGCTGGCCTGATCGGCAATGGCCTTCAGTGACTTATACAGCGAACCAGTCTTGCCAGCTTTACCCAGCAGCGGCTCAATACGTGTCAGCAAAACAGGCTTGTTCAGGGGGAAGGTTTCCGCGTCGGCATCATCTGCCACCGCGACCAATCCGACAACACTGCTATCAATATCATTGTACGGGTTGGCAAGATCGGTTTTTTCATGGACGCGGGCACCGTGAAAACGGCTTTCACTCATATGATCCACCATTGGGTTAATGGGTTAATATCATGTCGGAGTCCCATCTTCACCAACCCGCCACGGCAATTCACGCGCTTTAGGCTCTCCCCTTCATCCCACAACAAAAACAAGATGTTAGCCCTCGCGCGCGCATGGGAGCATAGCCGCAGGAGATCATAACCATGCCGAACACCACAAAACCATCAGCCCTAGATATCAACAGCAACCGAGACACGTTATGTGACCCCATCAAGTCGCCCAGACTTTCGTATCATCATGGAGGGCAGCCAATTGAGCTGCTCAACCGACGCTGTATGAATCTGTCAATGACCGATAATCGGGGCTTTGAAGCCGATCAGCTCACCCTAACACTGGACGATGCCTGACGGCATGTTGACTCTACCGCCACGTGGGGCAGTTTCTAACCCTAATGCTCGGATGGATGGGAGAGCCGCTCGTTAACAAAGGGCGGTTTATCATCGATGAGATTTCGCATGAAGGCCCGCCCGATACTTTGAGCATTACCGCCCGTAGCGCAGATTTCCGAGAGGAGTTCAATGTGAAAGCGAGAAGTCTCCTGGCATGATGTCACCGTCGAACGCGTCGTATCCGCCATCGCCCACCGTACCAGCTGCAACCCTGCATCAGCGAAATGTTGATGAATATCGAGATCGATCACGCTGACCAGACAGAAGAAAGTGATATGTCGTTCCTTACTCGCATGGCCGATATGCTGGGCGCCATTGCTACCGTCAAGAACGCTAGGCTGCTGTTCATCCTACCCGGCGGAGGTGTAACCGCTGATGGTAAGGCCCTGCCATCCTTCCACCTGCAACGCAGTGATGGTGACGGCCATCGATTTTCGTATTGCCGATAGACAGGCTTACACAGGGGTGCGCGCCTACTGGCTGGATCTGAACTTTGGTAAGAAACGGAAAGTCAGTGTCAAGCGGCGCACCACCAAGAAGCGAGAGAAAAGCAGTAGCCGAGACGGCGACTACATGACGGGGCAGAGGGTAATGTGTATGTGCTGCGTAAAACCTATCGGAACGAAGAGGCTGCCAGGCGCGCTGCTGCAGCAAAGTGGCAGCAACTCCAACGCGGCGCCGCCGAGTTCAGCATCACCCTGGCGCGTGGGCGCGCCGATCTCTACCCCGAAATGCACGGTCAGGTAGCAGGGTTTAAGCCAACGATAGATAATCAGGATTGGATTATTGCTAAAGCTGAACACGTAATTGATGGCAATGGTTTTACTACGCACCTGGATCTGGAGGCCAGGATACCAGAATGGATTGCGACGCCAGAATAACGACACCGTAACTATGGGTATTGCCATACCATCAGGAGCCGCCCATGTTCCATTGTCCTCAATGCGGAGCATCCTCTCGCAAACGCACCAGTCGCTACATGAATGAAGAGCGGCACTATCAAAAGACCTACTACCAGTGCAACAACCTGACCTGTGGTGCATGCTTTTACTCGATCGAAAACGTGATTGGTCTGGTTGGTCGCAACAAGAAAGCAGCAAAAGAGATCCCTTGGGAAGATTTCCCAGCATCACATCGAGGTCGGGATCAACTCCCCTTAGAGCTGGATAAAGCCTGAGGAAAGAAAGCTCACGGTTCCCCGTGAGCTTTTTATTTTTATCGAAGCGTAGTCAAAATGTAGACGAGTATTAGAATAATCCTTTTATTCCATAATATTACCTTCAGGATTCTTCACCATCCCTGTCTTCCCCCACATGATGTGGGGTTTTTTTATCTCTTGTTTATCCTTCTTCCCTCATCGATCGCTGAGGTATTGATCATCGTTCGTCACCATGGTGTTTCATGCGAGCGTCACGAGATCGTGAACGCCCCTCGTCAGCATCAATATAATCACTTTCTTGTATATTAATTGTTTATTATACAAAGTTACATTTTATGATATATTGTAATATTAATCGTATGATGAATTTATCTTTAATCTTACTTTATGGGAAAGTAGACGAGTAACACGTGTTTGTCGGTTTTGAGAGTATCTAGCAGACGTGGCTATTTGTTGGCCGGTATGTGGGGTGGCTATTATCTCTACCGAGATGGCATTGATGTGTTACATGTCTAAGTTTAGTCAATGCTTATTAAAAAACTACTCGGTTGGCAGCAATGTATTTTGCTAGCTATAAGATGGTAGCGCAACGCTATGGGTATAGTGCGGAATCTGCGCCAGACTATATTGAATTCATGATTAACTATGGGGCGAAATTTAATTTTATTGCCTATTATCATCATGGCGAGATAGTTGCGGCAGCTTGTATTGATAATGGATGGTTGGTTAATGATTTCAAAAATAATAATAAATCTATTGTCGGCTTACCGCTGCCGGTATCGGGAATTGTGTTACCGATGCGACGTGATGTATTTTGTTGTGCACCCTTTAAGGCGCGTTGCTTGAGTGGTGATTACCCCTACTCATTGAATATTACTAAAAAATTTTCTAAGCGTCTGGAAGCGATAGCAAAAAAGATCCCGATTTCTCTAAAAAAACACAGCAGACTCGACGTCGTGAAATAAAAAAATTTCAGCAATCTGGTGGTGCTTTTATCGATATTAGCACTATCTCTGCTGATGTACTGCTAGATAGTTATGATGCGCTACTTAAAAAGCGTTGGGGACAAGGTGTTACAAACTTGGCGATGAATCAGGCGTTCTTTCGGCGATTTCAGCACTGTTTTTATGGCGATATCGCTACGTTAAATGGGCAAATCATCGGCATCCAACTATTGCTTAAAACAGAGTCCGTCAGAGGTATCTTTGTCGATTTTTATCAACATTGGTTACGATGTTACCTGCGAGCACCCCCTCGGCACCATGTTGATGTGGCGTAATATTGAGCGCGTCGCCGAATTAGGTGCCGATGTGAAATACTCCTATGGTTTATGTCGGGTGAGTACAAGAAACGCTGGTGCGTTCCTCGTCTCCTATCCCGAGTCATCTTTTAAGACAAAAATATTGCTATTGAAGCGGCTGGTGTGGCGTCTCCATGATTTTTCCTCTGGATAGCCATTACCCGCTTGCCTGTTGATCGGTATAGTTCCGTCCACGACTTTCTCACCGGCTTTTCGCTTGTTATTTTTACATCGACATGGCTGAGCCTCTCCATTCAATTGGGGTGACCCATTTCATAGCGCTGAACACCCGTGTTGTCGGGTCGGTCGCGTGACGGGGCTGGCGCAGTGTGGGCCAAATCTTGGGTTTTCGATGAGCTGCCTTTTTTGCTGTGCAATTCGCTATACTGGTCGGCTAATCGCAAATACTATTTTTGGGTGGATCTATGCATCAGCAATATGCACGACTGGTCAAGGTGCGGCATTAGCCGCGACAGTGACAGCCACAATCCTGCTGATTTTTAAAATATTGGCCTGGTGGTACACCGGATCGGTCAGTCTGCTGGCCTCGTTGGTGGACTCACTGGTGGATATCGCGGCCTCGTTGACTAACCTATTGGTGATCCGTTACTCCCTGCAGCCAGCCGACGAAGACCATACCTTTGGTCACGGTAAGGCGGAGTCGTTGGCGGCGTTGGCACAGAGCATGTTTATCAGCGGTTCTGCACTGTTCCTGTTCCTAACGGGCTTCCAACACTTGATTAAGCCGGCGCCGTTGCACGATCCCGGTGTCGGGATCTGGGTAACGGCTTTCGCCTTGATCAGCACCATGTTGCTGGTGACCTTTCAGCGCTGGGTGGTGCGTAAGACTCAGAGTCAGGCGGTGCGGGCGGATATGCTGCATTACCAGTCTGATGTGCTGATGAATGGGGCGATCCTGATTTCGTTGGGGCTGAGTTGGTATGGTGTGACCTGGGCCGATGCCATATTTGCGTTGGGAATTGGGGTCTATATTCTCTATAGCGCCTTGCGTATGGGCTATGAGGCGGTGCAGTCGTTGCTTGACCGAGCATTGAGTGAAGAGGAGCGTAGACTGATTGTCTCGTTGATCCATCGTCATCGTGACGTATTGGGGTTGCATGATCTGCGTACCCGTCAGTCTGGGCCGACCCGTTTTATTCAGTTACATATTGAGATGGACGATGCGCTGCCGCTGGTAGAAGCTCATGCTATTGCCGATCGGGTTGAGCATGATCTATTGCAACACTTTCCCGGTGCAGATGTGATCATTCACCAAGATCCGACCTCGGTGGTGCCCCTTGAACAAAAAGGGCGATGGGAGTGTTAAAAAATATCAGTTTGTGAGCCGGATTACAGCACTGCTATTTTTTTTACACAGTAAAATATTTACCATGTGTGGACTGACCTGAATCAATTCAGCTTGATTACTTTGCTATAATATTACACAGTAATCGACTAATGTGTTCATTTTCTGTACCAGAAGGCGGGGCCTGGGCCGGTGTTGCGGGTACCGGGCAGCGTGAGGGCGTTGGCTACCGTCGTATGCGGTGGTCGAGCCAGCGTTATACGCGCCAAGCCACTCCATTTCTAAGAAATAGTATCCACAAGCTCAGAGGTAGTCATGATCAAAAAAATCGGTGTTTTGACCAGTGGCGGTGATGCGCCGGGCATGAACGCGGCCATCCGCGGTGTCGTGCGTGCAGCCTTGTCCAAAGGGTTAGATGTGTATGGCATCCATGATGGCTACCTCGGTCTGTATGAAGGACGTATTGAGCAACTGGATCGCTATAGCGTCTCCGATGTGATCAACCGTGGCGGTACTTTCCTCGGCTCTGCACGTTTCCCGGAGTTTCGCGATGAGAAAGTGCGGGCGCAAGCGGTGGAGAATATGCGTAAGTTTGGCCTGGATGCCCTGGTCGTCATCGGTGGCGATGGCTCTTATATGGGAGCCAAGCGTCTGACTGAGATGGGCTTCCCTTGTATCGGCCTGCCGGGCACTATCGATAATGACGTGGCTGGGACAGACTACACCATTGGTTATTTCACCGCTGGAGACCGTTGTGGAGGCGATCGACCGCCTGCGTGATACGTCATCCTCTCACCAGCGTATTTCCATCGTGGAAGTGATGGGCCGCTACTGCGGCGACTTGACCCTGGCTGCGGCGATTGCGGGTGGTTGCGAATACATCGTGTTGCCGGAGGTGGAGTTTAAGCGTGAGGACTTGGTCGAAGAGATCAAGGCGGGTATCACCAAGGGTAAGAAACACGCCATCGTCGCGATCACTGAGCATATCTGTGATGTTGATGAGTTGGCTAAGTTTATTGAGCAGGAAACCGGCCGTGAGACGCGCTCGACGGTTTTGGGCCATATTCAGCGCGGCGGTGCGCCGGTCGCCTATGACCGCATCTTAGCCTCGCGAATGGGCGCTTACTCCATTGAGTTGCTGTTACAAGGATATGGTGGCCGTTGCGTCGGTATCCAGAACGAAAAACTGGTACATCACGATATCATCGATGCAGTGGAAAACATGAAGCGTCCGTTTAAGGCGATTGGCTGGATACGGCTAAGATGTTGTTCTAACTTCAGTCTTACCGCTGACCGTTTTATCAGCCTCGCCTCGGCGGGGCTTTTTTATGTTGACGCTGGGCCGTGCCGATACGCTGATTACGGCGTGGGGACGGAATAAAAAACGGCGCCCGTGAGGGGCGCCGTTTATTATCGCGTAGATGACGTACGGGCGACTTAGGCCTGTGCGGCTTCGGCGGCAGCACGTACGATGGTCGCGAAGGCATCGGCTTTCAGCGAAGCGCCGCCAACCAATGCACCATCGATATCCGGCTGTTTGAACAGATCGGCTGCATTGGCCGCGTTGACGGATCCACCGTACTGGATGATGACTTCCTGGGCGGCTTCCGCATCGTGTTTTGCGATGTGGTCACGGATGAACTTATGCACGGCCTGAGCCTGCGCCGGCGTAGCCGATTTGCCAGTACCGATAGCCCAGATGGGCTCATAGGCAATGACCGCACCTTTGAAGACTTGGGCGCCCATGCTCTTCAGTACGGCATCCAACTGACGCGCACAGACCTCTTCGGTCTTACCGGCTTCGTTTTCTGCTTCGGTTTCACCGATGCACAGAACCGGGATCAGACCAGCTTCTTTCAGTGCAGCGAATTTTTCAGCGATGAAGGTATCGCTCTCTTTGTGATAGGTACGACGCTCGGAGTGGCCGATGATGATGTATTTCGCACCGACATCTTTCAGCATGGCGGCAGCGGTTTCACCGGTGAATGCGCCGGAGGCATTGATGCCGACGTCCTGGGCACCGAGAGCGATACGGCTACCGGCCAGCTCATGAGCGGCCATATCCAGATACACGGTCGGCGGTGCGATAGCGACGTCACAGCCCGCGACATCGCTCAGCTCGGCGCGCAGCGCGGCGACCAGTTCGTGAACCATGTGGCGGCTACCGTTCAGTTTCCAGTTACCCATAACGAGTGGTTGACGCATTTTCTT